TAGATTGACCAATATATATTTTTCCATTTGGATTTGTGATTTTATATATTCCTACCATAATAAAAAACCCATCTGCCTTTCAGGGTCGAGGTCCGTACTCAGCAAATGGGTGTTTGTTTAATATTTTACATTGTAGCCTCGACTCTACAATACAAATATACAAATATTAACTTTTTATGCAATAATCTTTTTTAAATATATTAATAGTGTATTTCATTTTGCTTTTTACTATTTTATATATTTTTTCTTCTATTCCATTTTCTGAAAATATCCAGTATACTTTATTATTAAGTCTATTGATTGTAGTAAGTCTATCTCGTGCCTGCCAATAAGACACAGCACTGTGCTGGATGTTATAGAATACAAGATACTCAGCATTCTTTAAGGATATACCCTCACGACCAGATACAATTTGTAAGGCTATGACCTTATCTGTAGCATTAAATTCATCAAGGTCTGTAGTAAGATTGTCAGCGTAAACCTGTTTCAATGCATCTAATTCCGCTTTGAATACATAGAATATACCTATCTTCTTTCCTGCAAATCGTTCCTTAATGAACTCAGCCTTTGTTGTGTCAAGAACCATAGAGCTACCAGACTCAAACTTAACTGTACCACTATATAACTGATGTATCTTCTGTAGCAACTTGGCGGGTGTATCGCCAAGTATAACTTCTTCCTTTCCTTCAATTACAAGATCCTTGAGCAACTTATCTGCTAATTCATACGTCTTGCGCTTCATTTTGACATACAGAACCTGCTCTTCAATCTTAGATGTAAATCCTGCTTGCTGCTGAGTAAATGTAACCATATATTTAGATATATCGGCCATTATCTTTTCCTCAATGCCTGCTGAGTAGTCGTTAATCATAAAAGAATTTATCTTCTTCTGCTTAACATTCACATAGTCATCTGCCCATCTATAGAAGTTTTTGTATCCATACCAAGGTGAATATGTTGACACCCAGAACTGATGATACATCTGAGAAAAACTCTCTGGCGAAGGAGTCCCTGACAAGAAAATCATAGGCTTTGATGTATACTTTTCTCTAAATAGTTTTGTAGATGTGCCTGGCTTTGGGAATGCTCCAAATCTGTGGTGCTCATCGTGTATAACTAAATCAAAGTCTCCAACAATTTTGTGCATGCTCTCGTCATTCACAATCATAATTTCAAAGTGTTCAGCATAGCCAAATGATTTGTAGTCATCCTGTATTGATGACATAGCTTTCTTCTTAGTTAGAAACAGAACGTTCTTAGCTCCGTACAACTTAGCTATCTCCATGGAAGTCACGCTCTTACCTGTTCTCACTTGCATTGAAAGATAAACTAAATTGTACTTGCTAATTATCTCTAATCCCTTCTTAGAATTCTCTATCTGATAGTCTCTGAGTTCTTTGATTCCCATAGCTCAGGAAATGCGTATCTGCATACTATTAATAAATCCGCCCAGTTCTTTATCCATCTAGAGAACATCTCATAGTTACCGTCATCAAGGTAGGAGAACGCAATATTTTTAAAGTGTTTCCTAGTCCTAAGTAGATTGTTGTAACCAAAGTCTGGGTGCTTATGGAAGTTGTCTACCATACCAACCCACCACACAAGACTATCTCCCGAAAGATTCAATGCATCCCTAGCTGACAGTATCAACGTATCGTGATAATCTTTATTGCAAAGTTTCTTTATAAGGAAACTTACAGCGTCATCTTCTCCGCTTTCTTTATATTCTAAATACATAATTTTGTTTGTTTTTCTTCTTCAATAAACCTAACTATTTTACCATTAAATCCTTTTGTCTCAAATAACTTTGTGTTGAACCTATACTTTGCGTACTCATCAAGCCATCTGTAGAATGTCCTATTAGATATCCTAGCCTTACCAGTAGGCGCAAAGTCTGGGTAGTTTGATACGAAATCATTTAAAAGGTCTTGGCCTGTGTAGTCCACATTCGGATCAAGGTTGTACAACCTATCTCTACCTAAGCACCACTCACGGAACTCTGATGAGGTGGCAGCCTCAAGCTTTCTAACCTTAAGATTTTTAAACCTACTCTTAACTAGACCCTTAGATAGGAATAGTTGAAGGTTTGCTATCATGTAGTTATCGAACCTGTGCCACTCACTTTCATCCCATCCATCAAATAAGTTATGGCCAAACTCCTGTAATGGCGTGAACCCATTCTTATAGTACTGAGTGAACTCAAGCTCCCACTGTCTACGTTCATATGAGTTGCCATCACCCTTGACAGCGTGGTTGGTAGTGATGACCATCTTAGGTATCTCCTCAAATGGGAAGTACAACTGCATCTGATTCTTCATCTCTATAGTCATACCGTCAGTTATCTGTGAGAACAGTAAGTCAAACCTAAAGTTCTTCTCGATGTCCTGGTATGCAAGGAGCTGTGTGTCAGGTGTTACACGTTGGTACTGGAACTTATCTCTAGCGTCAAACTTCTTACCATCTATGAAGACAGCATTCCTAAGTTTAGATATCCCGTTAACAAATATACCTTTACCAGTACCACCTTCAGGCTTATCTGATATCATCTCGTCATTTAGGATTACAACTGGATTGTATGCTGAATCATTAAAGTTATGCATCAAGTATCCTATAGTTGTCTCCATTGTCATTAGACGTTCATCGTCATTTCCAGAGATGTTAGATATGAACCTATTGTACTCACATCCTTTGTAGTCAACCTCAATGAAATCACGGTCTAGACGCTGTCTTCCCCACACGTATCCATCAAGGTCTTCATACCTTATCTTCTCTACTGAGTTAGCTGTTATCTTAACAGCGCAGTTCCTAAAATAGATATAGGCATGGTTGATTCCATCATGTAAAAACTTAGGTCTAATGTTCGGTAGGAATCCAAGGAAGTCCTTGCGTCCCATCCTTACCTTCTCAGCATACGCATCGTAGATTGTCTTGTCGTCCATGGCATACAGATACTCAAACACAAAGTCCCTGATGTTGTCGTCCAATACCTCAGTGATTATATTGTCCTCAACTGTTACAAGCATGAACGTGCTCTCTTTGGATGGGTAGTACTTAACGTATCCATTGTCAACAAGGAAGTCTCTGTACCTGTGGTTAATAAATGAGACCTTCATGTCCTTCTTAGACTTAATCCAGAAATCACTCTCTACAACTTCCTTCTTTACCTCATTAATAATCTCGTCAGTAACGTCTGGCATAGCTATCTTTATGTCTTTAGTTGGTATAGACTTAGCTATCATCTGAGACACTGCATCAACCTTCTCCTTGTCCTCAAACTTCTTTGTGTTGAACTCAGCTGTATTCCTATACGCTGACTTAACTGTTGTTGTTATCTCTGAGCAAGGGAAGTCTGGCTGCTCTAGCTTACACATTGAACTAATTGCATCGTCTAGTGATATGCCATACTGATTGTATGCAGCAGCCAATACAAATAAGTTGTGATTCCTGCTGCCACTAACAAGTCCGTAGTCTTTATTCCACCACTTGTGTAGGAATTCAATCGTCTTGTTCTGGTCATCAAGTGGGATCATTACCTTCTTACCGCTAGGCTTCTTCTCCTCAATCTTTTCAGTCCATACCTTGCTGTCCTCATTAACAAAGATGCTCTCGTCCTGCGACTCATATGTAACTCTGCTGATGTTACTGCAAGCTTTATCAAAGTTCTCGCAGTTGTAGTAAAGTTGCATGGCCTTGAAGTATGCCTTGTATCCCTTAGCATCTGTGTCGGGTATTTTTACTAGTACCTTTATGCCGTTACCACTAGGCGATGTGAAGCAGGCATAGGTGTAGTCGTCCATCTCTAGTTCAAACCTTTTACCTATCAGCTCATCTTCAGTCTTGAATCCATCAAAGTCGATGGACATTATTCCAGATGACTTTATAAGAGAGTTGTCTGAACGTGATGAAAACTTACCGCCAAAACATACAGATGGCAGGCCCTTCTTTAGTTCATTCCTTTCATCCTTATCTTCTGTGCTTCTTATCTTATCGACTAACGACATAGATTTACCAGTCCTTATCCGATCTATTGCCGCATCTATAGTAATATAGTACGGATTGTTTGTCTCGTTGATGTTCTTAAAAATAGTTATCATGTCGGATAAAATTAAGGGCAGGAATCTCACCTGCCCAGTTTGTTAATTAAAATGGCAATGAATCGTCATCCTCAGTAGTGTCAACAACAACTGCTGCTACCACTGGAGCTGGAGCTGAACCTCCTTCAACACGGAATCCATTTAGAGTGTTGAATACTCTAACATCTCCGTTCTCATTTGTCCACTCACGACCACGAAGTGCGAAAGATACCTCGACCTCTTGACCCTCCATGATACCATCAAGTAACGCACACTTGTCCTGCGTAAACTCAAAGGATACTACTTGTGGGTACTTATCGTCAGCAATCTCTACTACTAACTCTCTCTTAGAGAACTTCTCTGATACTTGAGCAGTCTGTCCTACTCGTTTAACTGTTGCTTTAATTTTAAACATTTATTTGTTTTTATTGATTAAGAAATTATAGTACTCAGTTGCATACTTCAATGCAGCCTTTTCTCTTCGCTCTATTTTTGCTATGTCCTCATCTGTAAGTACATAGTCTATTGGAGTTACCCTCAGATTTAAATCAAGGTCGTTGACATAGTGCAAGGATCCGTCCTCGTAGTCTGGGACAAGGTCTTCTGGCGTAGTCATTAGGACGTAACACAGCTTGAACTTTCTCCATCCCTTCATGTAGCAGTACAACTTACCTTGCCACTCATACTGAGAGTTATGTCCATCCTCTGGACGCTTAGGAAAAGTCTTCTTATTCCATGATGACTTTATGTCCACGATAGTCTCTTCATCATTGTCCTCGATGTCTGGATGACCATGGAAGCTGCCTTTCTGAAGATAAGAATTAGACTTGCGATACTCAGCAAAACACACAAGACTGGCAATCTTAATAGCACTCTTATGAATATCTTCTTCTTCGCTGTCCTCCACAGCAATACCCTTACGTACATACTTATTATCAATATTATCTTTGTACTTGTAGACAACTTCATCAACTAGACCCTCAATATAAGTCTTAGCACCTTTCTGTAGCTCTGGCTCTGCATCTCGCTTGCGTATCAAGTCAAGCATAGCCTCCTCCTGTAGTGCTGTCCTCTTATCTTTATTTATTAATTCCTCAAGTTTTAATTTCTGAGAGTCTGTAAGTCCGTCCTCACCTAAGAAAAGTGGGGCGGCAGCCGAAGCTCTGAACTTTATATCAAACATCGCTCAGTGCTTTTTTCTGCTCAGCAGTCAGTGAGTAAGTCTTCTCTATCTGCTCTACAGTCCGCTTGCCAGACTGAATGGATTCAATAGCCTTGTCTAGCATAGCGTCAGGCATTGCAGGCTTCTCCTTTGTAGGTAAAGGCCTGGTACTGAACCTAAGAGCTGGAACCATGCCTTCTGGACTTGATACAGTCTCTACTCCCAAAACAATCTGCTTTCCCTTGTAAGTAGATGGGTCAAATGAATTAAAGAACTTCTCCAATCTCTTAAAGTTTGTTCGGTTAATTACCATTGGCTTGTCGAACTCTTTAAGCTTAACAAACGGACGCTTTTCCTTACCGCCTTGAGACAAAAAGTCTCCTTGATATACGTTCTCAATTGTTACAATGACAGCCTCGTACTTGCCGTCCTTCTCTAAACTGTATGCTCCGAGATACTTCTCATCGGTAAACATGTTTCTCCAGTGACTCATAATTTATAAAATTTAATTTAGGGGTTACAAACTTACTATAATTTATTGTTTAATTCAACATATCTTGATAACTTTTTTCTAAGTATCTCAATACGATTAGCTACCTCTTCCTGGTCGTAACTAGAATTCAGTAACTTCCTGGCTCTTATTATCCTATCGCTGTACGTCTCCATACATACTCGGTAGCATCCTGCAAGCCATCCTTTATCCATGAATACCTCATACTGCTCAGATGTTATCTTGCAGTAATGATCTCCTGCCATCATGACGTTGTTTATCTCGACCCTTCCGTCATCGACAAACTTCTCTATCTTACATCCGTGGTCTAAGTACCAATAGCTGTCTGGATTTCTGTCGTCACCCGTCCAATACAGACTGACATTCGGGTCGTTCTCTAGTTCTTCAAAAGCTTTCATATGTTATTAAATATATGTGTAATTACATCAACTGTCCAACTATTACCTAGTGCCTTGTATCTTTGGCTATTTGATATTCCTTTGGTCCAATCATCAGGAAATGTCTGTAGTCGTTCACATTCTATAGGCGTAAGCTTTCTGCATATATACCCATCATACCAACAATAGTCATAATTAGCAGCTGTAAGGCAGTTACTCTTATCTTCCATCCTTCTGCCTCGCCTTGTCGTTGAGTTTATAAATGTCAAATCAACCCCTTCATTAGGTTGGATTTCTACGTATCCTTTCTTTGTTGCTTCAGGAACTATCAATGTACCAACAAGAGAATCTTTCTGAACGCTTGTAAGACAATTTGATTTTCCGTCTTCTCTAAATTCAATACGTTGCTCAGTTAAACCTTTCATGCTATCAACAGTTTGATCGGCACGTTTTCCATCAACTAAATATCTATCTATTTTTGCTGCTGATAAATCATATTTAGAGTCTACATCTTCTTCCAATATATCCCTCAATAATATCTTCTTATCATCAGGTTCACTGACATTAGATATATTTGTCCAATACAATCGGTATCTATTTTGTGCTGATACCAATGAACTATTTATAGCTATAGGACTAACCCCCATGTATTGAGTTATTACATCCTGGTACTCCTTCTTCATGCGAACATTCTCTAACAAGAACTTCATCTTAGGATTCTCATCAATAACTCTGTGACATATGTCAACAAATACAAAGAATAATCTACTTCTTGGATCTTCAAAGTTTAACTGCTTTCCAGCAAAACTAAATCCTTGACATGGACTGCCACCGATAACTAAATCAATAGTAGACCAATCAATATCCCAATCTTGCCACTTAGTTATATCTCCTAAATGAATAGTATTAGGAAAGTTTTTCTTTGTGACTTGAATAGCATACTTATCAATCTCACTAGCGTAATACGTCTCGACATCTATGCCAGCTCGCTGCAATGCTAACTGACCTGCCGATATTCCATCAAATAAGCTTAGTACTCTCATACTCTTCTAGATATATATCAATAACTCTCTTTGTCTTCTCTAGGTCTTCCTTGAACTGACCCTTCTTTCGGCATCTCACGACTCGCTTAATGAGA